CTAAGGAAAATTTAATGTAATCAATAGTGTATTGTGATTTTGTATAAAGATTTAAGCGGTCAATAAATGCCAAAGCATTTACATCTTTATATTGAATGCCGAAGAAATCACGGTCAAGTAATTCTTGAAAACCTTTTTTGAAGGAAGATTTAAGACCAGGAAACTTACGGGTTACTTTTTTCTCAATGCGAGCATCTTCTACAACATTAAGAAAAGATTTGTAATTCTTACCTTTTGTTTTATCGATAGCGGCATCATGCCAACCATCAGCGGGTGTGTATAATGCATGACCGACCTCATGTCCACCTAAATGGTCATACATGAAACCTTCCATGTTTTGCCAAATTGGTAAATATAAAATACGATTCTTGGGATCAAACTTAGCGGTGTGAATTTTTTGGTGTTCAACCGTAAGGTTTTCACTTGCCATCAACTTGGTCAAGAGAGATTTTTGTTCAACTGTAAAACTCATTTAGTTTCCTACTTCAATTTATAGGAGTATTATAACAGCATTGGCCAAGAAGTCAAGTGCTTTGTTGTTTTTAGGCAACAGTAATACTTTTGTTTTCAATATAATTTATCCACTAGGAATATATTATATCATAACTAAAAAAGTAAAGAGGCAATTATGGTTTATAGAATACGAATATGGGCTCATATTTGAGCCACATTTTATCGTTGATTTTGCAGAAGTTCTTTGCCTTGGGCAAACCTGTTTCAGTATCAATTCGATTTCCTCCAGGCATCTGTGCGAGTGCCATCTTTATCTTACCCTTATATATCATTCCTTTAGAGGTAAGTATGTCAATCGAATCTTGTTCTAATGGCAACATCTCACCACCAAAAGAAGCATCAGCAATGTTCCACAAAAGATATCTATCATTGTTCAAATACTCTACACAAGTCTCTAATGTCTTGCGAAGAAAACCTTCTCGCCATGCATCATATTGTGAAAACTTCTTATATGATTGCTCAGGGTCTTCAGAGTATGCTTCTTTTGCAAAGTATGGCGGTGATGTAAAAATCATATCCAACTTACCTTTATACTTTTGAAACTTAGGGTCGTTATGAATTTCTTCTGAACCATGTTGAAAGATTTCATATGTGTGGGTCTTTGGAAACAAACCATTTGCACGATATGTCTTTGTATTAAAGAAGTCGGCAAACTCATGGTACTTTGTTCTACCATTTTCTGTACCATGGTCTGTATTCGGATCCGTACCGATGTAATGAATGTTTCGTTCATCATCAACAGATAGAGCACCCAACAATCTACCACCCCAACCTGATGATGGGTCATAGAGATTAATTTGCTCTTGTGTTTTGATATGGTCTGTATATCTTTCATACAGATACTTTGCAGTCAAAGGTGGAAAGTTAACTGCATACTGACAGAATGAAATGCGAAATGCCTTTAGGCCAACAGGAAATAACTTCTGACCTTTTTCATAGATTCGAATACGAAATAGTTGTGCATCTTTGTGGTCAACATTCGTTGTGCAATTCTTTGGAATTAATCCAGGATTACTTGCATGTAGTTGCAACAATTCATCTTTAGTGATTCGCAGATAATTCTGGTCTTTCAAATCTTCATTGTAACCAGTATACTCTTTATCACCTGCATTAGGTTCTAACCAGTAATCATGTGTATTGTATGCTCTTGCCTTAGTTTCAAACCATTGTAGAAATTCATTTGTAGATGTAGCACGAAAGTTCAATGAACCGATTTCAATGACTTGATTTAATTTAATCGGTGTTGAATAGTGATAGAAAGAATCTCTTTTGAAATGTCTTGTTGCATATGTTGTGAAGGTGTTTAACAATTCATCTTTGGCGAAGTAATCATATATTGATTTGCCACTATTAACATCGGTAGTATAGTTGATACGAGTTTTCATCATGGTAGGAAACCATTGATTGACTGCATTGCCAACTACACTTGTATTGCGAATAACATCTTCTTCACCTGTGAGTTCATCTTTAACAAGAAACTTGTGTACAGGAAAAGAAGTCATCTCATTAAACTGGTCAATGATTTCTTGTTCATCATACCCAACTCTTGGTGGTTGACCCTTATCATCCCATAGAGACACAATTGTTTTTCTTAAATTAACAGCCCATTCAGCAAATTCTTCTTTTGACATGCATAGCACATCTTCAAATTTTTTGTTAACTTCGGAATCTAAAAGTTCTCTATTTTTTTCGTAAAAATATTTCATAATAATTTTTTAAGTTTTTGTTCAAACAAGGTAATATATTCTTGTTTAGGTAATATACTATCTAGGAAATTTAATTTGACTTCTTCATATTTTTCACTATAGTTCATACTTGAAATGGTATTACAAAATTGTTCAGAACTATCAATTCTTTGCCATTTAGTTTTAACCAATGTATTTGTTGCATCATATTTTTTCCAAACAAATGGAATCATTCCTGTTGCAATAGATTCTGCATACCTTGATGTTGTTGCGTTTTCATCCATCCAATTAAAACATAATGTTGACTTTGATTTTTTAAGGTAAGGAACTATGTTGCCAAAATTAATATCAAATTTTTGTTGAGGTGTAAAACGATTAAACTTACCTATGAAATAGGAATGAATATTGATATTCTTAAAAATATCAAATAGAATATCATGCCTAACATCACCTGAATCTTTTCCATCAACACCTTTTCTTTTATCGGATCCCCAATAACAAAAATCTAAATTACGAGTAACATCTTCTTCAAATAAAACACTTGGTTTATTCTCAGTAATAAAATAATATTTCATTGCATGTATATTGCCTTTGAAATCAATTTCATCAATGATATCAAACTTACCAATTTTTATATCGGGAAAGGTATATTTTTCATATAGTTCTTTATCATCACGCCTATCAGAACGTAATAGAATAATCTGTTTGTTGTTAACAAATGGCTCAACTAGTTTAACCGAATCATTTGATTTTTTCAAATCTAATGTATGAACAAGGCCTGGAGTATGATAAGTAAATTCTGCCTCAGAAGGTATGATAATGATATCAGCCTTTTCTATTTCAGAAGGGTTTCTAGGATTGTGTTTATCAAAACCAAAATTATAATAAGTGAAATTATATTCTGATTCATTATTCTTAACAAATTGTTTTAGGCATTCATAGAATGAATCACAAATATGTTCTAGTGGTTTAACATATTTCACCCTACTTCTAAGTCTCGCAATACATATAGTTTTTTTCATTAAGCAACATTCCAAATTAAAGCGCCTGGCTTACCATGAGTCTTAACAAACTCCCAGACTTTAGCATCATAATACTTTTCTGACTCGAAAGGGGGTAAATATTCATCTTCTACCCTCTGGTCATACTTATAGGGAGAAACCATTACCGTGGCTCTTCCTTTTTCATAGTCATTCATCTTATGCCCAATTTGAACTGCATAAACAGGCACATCAGGAAATGCCATTTGTAGTCCTCGGGTAAGAGTTCCACTTGATGCTACTGTCCAAATCTCTGTTGGGTTAACATCAATATTTCTTGCGACTTTAATAATTGAACCAAGAACTGTTGGATGATCCAATCCCATAGGAAGAAGTCTTCGTTTGATTGGGTCTTCTAAAAAATATTTCTTGGCCTTTGATATTGTTACATTTAACATACCATTAGGCACCCAATGAATGATGCCACCCATATCTAAAACTTTTTGTTGATGCCATGTTGGTTCTTTTCTCTCTGCAATAAAGCATACTGATTTTTTTCCATAACGATTACAAACATGAGTCATTGATATAGGACCCCAACCAACTTTATTAGCAGCACCATATACCCATTCATCAACTTCTGTACTTGTACTTATGAGGAAATCAATGAATCTAGATTTACTACCATATCCTAATTTGTCATCTCTTACTACATAGAAATCTAAATGTTTTTCAACAACAGGAAAAGGATTAGGGTCTTGCCAATCTTTGACACAATCCAAATAGTAATCATCATTATATAATGATATCATTTTCTTCTCCGCACAATTTTCTTAATTAACTTTTCTTGTTTTCTTTTGGCTTGTAACATGGCAACAGAACCAACATGTGAAGTGAATTTAACACCATTCAAATGTTCCAACTCATGTAGAAAACATCTTGCGGTAAGACCATCTAATCTTGTTTGTTTTCTTTGACCATTTTCATCTGTGAATTCAACATCAACCCATTTTGGTCTAGGTATACTCAAAAAGAAAGCAGGAAACGAAAGACAACCTTCGGTGTCTTTTACAATCTCTTCTGATGACCCAAGTACTTTTGGATTAATACATGCCATTTGAAATTGGTCGGTGCCAATAACAAACACTCTTTCTTTTACTGCACATTGATTTGCGGCAAGACCTAGTCCACTATAAAGTTTCATAGTCATCTTTAATCTTCTCACCAGTTTTGTCATACTTGGATTAGGCAAGACTCCAAGAAATTCTGGAATAGGAACAGATAACATATGAAATGTATCATCATGTACCTGTAAAGGTTCAATCTTATCATCAGCCTTTTTTATACCTGCTGCAACTGCGGTATCAATTGTTAAAATATCACTCATTTCATTATCCTACTAAAGTTATTTACTTTCTCAAAACGAACTACATTAGCAAACTTATCTTGTAGAATATCTCCTTTGTGAGAGATAACAAATAAATTTACTCCTTCAAGCATATGAAGAATTTTCATTAGTTCTTCTGTGCCATTAGTATCTAGGCTTGAATCAAACACTTCATCAAGTATTAATAGATTGGTGTTAGATGAATTCTTTAACTTAGCAACGGCACGCCAAGTTAACATTAGTGCCATATCAATTCGTTGTTTCTCACCTTCACTAAAATTGTTGTAGGTGAAATCATCACGGTGCCTTGATTTGATTGTTTCCTTAAACGATTCATCAAGGTTAAAGTTCACAAAGAAATCTAATGATGCAAGATACTTGTTGACTAACTTGTTAATGATAGGTAAATACTGTTTGATAATCTTTGTTTTAATACCTGTATCTTTTAACAGACCAGAAGCAACTTCATAATATGACTTCTCATCAATTAGACTTTTCAAACTGCTCTTTGATTCAGAAAGTGTCGTTTTAAGAAGTTCAAGTTCTTGTTCTTCTTGTTCTGTAGATGCCTTGTTTGTTTTTAATTCTTCTATTTGTTTTTCTAATCTGGTAATGTACTTACTTGTTTCAGTAATAGAAGTGTTCTTGGTTGCAATATCAATTTGCAAGGTCTGAATTCTTTTCTGTATCTCAGTTATTTCATTCAGTTTAGTTTGCTCTGTTAGCAACTTAACTTCTAATTGTGTTAATCCGTGTTCACATTCTGTGGACTTGGTCTGCAATGTTTGTAACTCTGTTTCCTTAAACTCCAAGGCAATGGTTTGCCTACACGTTGGACAATTATCATTGTGTTCAAAAAAACTGATATCTTTTCGAAATTTGGATAGATTACTTTCAATCTGTGATTCAAGCTTTGTAATCTTCTTGACCTTATCCTCAACCAAAGTTTTTTCTGCCACCATGTCTTGATGTGTGCTGACTTGTATGGAGAGGTTAGCAATCTCATCATGTAAGGTTTGTATGGTATTTTTATTGAGTTGTATTTCACCAACATATTCATTCACCTTTTCTTCATTGTTTTGTTTCAGACCTTTGATATGTTTATCTTGTAAATCATATCGTTGTTGTGTCAATTCAATTTCATTTTTACTTTGAGTCATCAAATCTTTATTGTTTGTTAATCTATCTTTTAACAAACCATTCATAGCCGAAAAGATTTGAATGTCTAACAAGTCTTCAATGATTGCTCTTCGGTCTGATGCCGACAATTGCATGAAAGGAACAAATGATGCAGAACCAAGAATTACAATTTGTGTAAATGATTTGTAATTTAATTTGATAATAAACTTCTCAAGGTAATCTTGATAGTCTCTTGCAGCAGCATCTTGATTTAATAATTCACCATCACAATAAATTTCAAAGACATTAGGTTTAATACCACGAATAATTTTGTATGATTTGTTATTGTTATCAAACTCAACTTCAACGACACAATCTTTTCCATTGATTGAATTTAACAGATTTGGTTTGTTGACATTACGAAAGGCTTTGCCGAACAAACCAAAACACAAGGCATCTAACATTGTTGATTTGCCAGATCCATTCTCACCAACAACAAGTGTGTTAGTGTTATTGTTTAGTTTTATTTCTGTAAAGTAATTACCAGTTGAAAGTAGGTTCTTCCAACGCACATAACGAAAGGTTATCATTCAGTAGTTTCTGTATTCAATGCCTCAATGTAGAGTTCTCTCATTAGAGTTTTTAGTTTTTCACTCTCAACATTCAAGGTTAAATTATCAATATACTTGGACAAGATTGTCATTGTGTCCTCTGCTTGGTCAATCAGTTCTTGGTCATTCTCAATTACTGTATCAGTAAAGTCTTCAACGATTGAAATATCTGATACGCCTGATTTATAAAGAGTATCAATAACATTATCGAATAGGTATGGATTCTGTTTGTTAACAACAATCACCTTCACATATGAATCTTTTAACGGAGTGAAATCGTATGACTTCCAAAACACAAAATCTTGTTCACCGTCATCATAAGACAACTTATGAAACATCTTGTAAGGGTTCTGTATGAATTCAAGTTCACGGGTATTCGTATCAAAGATATGAAATCCTCTTGCATCATTGTAATCAGCCCAAGTCATTTCGCCTGGTGTGCCAACATAGTAGATATGTCCGTCATTTGATTTGTGATGAAAATGTCCTGTCAATACGATATCATACTTGTTTAATGGTTGTTTGTCAATACCACCATGACAAACATTGCCACGATCCATTTCAAACCCATCAATCTCAAAATGCCCAAAGCAGATTTGATATGTACTATTTTTTATTTGCGTAAAGATTTCTTCTTGATTATCAGCGCAAAGCCAAGGTACAATATCAATTCCCACACCATCAAATGATACCGAATTAAACTCATCATAGATTTTAATGTTTTCATATTCTTGCAATAGTAAAGAGGTAGAATTTACTTCAAGGGTATTCTTAAAGGCAACATCATGGTTACCTAGAAGTGTATGAAGTGTGATGTTGTTATCACGGAGTTTATTGAAGAAGTATTTACGGCACAGATATAGTGAATTGAAATTAATAAACTTCCTGCGGTCAAACAAATCACCAAGCTGAAACACCGTATCAATCTTATTATCGATTAGATACGGAAAGAATACTTCATCATAGAATTTTTTATAGTAACGGTGAAACTCCAAAGAGTCACCACGCATACCGAAATGCGTATCGCCTAGAATACAAATTTTCATAATTTATATGATATCACAATCTCAACTATTTGTCAATGGTTCTGTAGGCAATTCTTCAATAAACTTTTCTAGGCCTTTTGTCTTGCCTTCTTTTTTCTTTCTCTTACCTTCTTCAAAGTTATGAATGAATTCGGAAATGTTTTCATACAATTCAAATTGTTTCATATTGCCGTCAGAATCTTCATACATTTCAAACTCATCAAGTATACCAAACTGTTCTGTTGCCTTGTACTTGACATAGAGTTGTTTCTTCTCTTTCATAATACGGCGTAGAAAGGCAAAGTAAATGATTTGAGTAAAGTATGCAAACGGGTTCTTTGATTTAGTTTCATCAAAGTTGCGGAAGTACATTAGACAGTTTTCAATGCCGTCTGATATCATTTCTTCTCGGAAAGAATAAGAAAAGAAATTGGGTTTGCGAGACAGATGTTCCGCAATCTTCAGAAAACACTCTCCAATGTAGTTTGGAATTTGTGGGTCTTCTTTGCCATTCTTTTTTGCTTGAGCACAATTATTTTTGTATTGTGTTAAAGCCTCTAGAAAATCGGCATTGTTTACATAATGTTTTGGTTTCTTCTCACTCATATTTACCTTAAATAGTTGTTGACAAACTTCTTGACTTGTTGTATACTGACGGTGTTCCGTTTAATGTTAATCATTAATGTAACCTATTAGACTTTCTGCGATGAATGATTTCCATCGCTTCTTCTTTGGTTAATGTTTCTTCATTATCTTCCTCTTCATCGTCATCATCACTATCATCTAAAGCTTCTTTTAGATTATTTACTATAGTGTCATCACGCATCTGTTTCAATTGTTCTGTGTTAATCATGTTACCGTAATATTCAACAAGAGCATCTTTTGGATCTACAATCGTCAATACATTAGAAGAATAAATTGTTGCAGTATTATCTTTAATCAACTCAATTGGTAACCAAGGCAACATCATCATTACTGTGCCTTGAGATGTTCTCTTAAAAATAAGATGCATTGGATTATCAAGCATCATCATTTCAGATTCATCATCATGTGTTAGGCCTGCAATAATATCTTCTCCGCTTTGCA